GGCCTAGGTAAAACAGTCCTGACTATTGCCGCTGTAGAACGTCTCATGGATTCGGGCGAAATTAAAGAACCAGGCTTGGTAATCTGTTTATCCTCACTTAAATACCAGTGGGCTAATCAGATTGAGAAATTTACAAGTGGTACTTCTAAAGCTTTGGTCATTGATGGGACACCCAAAAAACGAGCACTTCAATACGAAGAAGCATACAACTGGCGGACTACAAAGGTTGATTACATCATCCTTAACTATGAGCAAATTGTTAACGACTGGGATTCCGTCAAGAAGCTTCCCAGAGGATTTGTCGTCCTCGACGAAGCAACCGCCATTAAATCTTTTAAATCCAAACGGTCAAAATACACAAAAAAGTTAACTAACTCCCCCTATAAATTTGCCCTTACTGGAACTCCTATTGAAAATGGAAAACCAGAAGAGCTCTATAGCATTATGCAATTTGTTGACTCAGAGGTATTAGGACGTTTTGACATCTTTGACTCAGCGTTTATTGTTCGCAATTCTTGGGGCGGGGTAGATAGGTATCGCAATCTTCCAGTATTACATGAGAAGATGAAAGAAGCGTCCGTTCGTAAAGCGCAAAAAGATGCAGACGTTGCTCCGTTTTTGCCAGACTCAATTCATAAAGACCCTATCCTCATTACCTTTGACCGCAAGTCTGCAAAGTTGTATGACCGCATTCAAGGAGATTTACTTCATGACTTAGATGAAGCACAAAGCATGTTTGGTACTTCTTTTAATATATTGGCTCATTACGGTTACGACAACTCTCGTGGCGGTAAAGAAGATGAAATGCGTGGCAAGATTATGTCTAAGATTGGTGCGCTTAAACAACTATGTTCCCACCCAAATTTAATACGAACCAGTGCTAAAAAGTTTAATGACCAGAATGGACAAGGCTCTGCTTACGCTGCAGAACTTGTAGCTGCGGGGCACTTAGATGGTGTAGCTAACTCAGTTAAGTTAGATACCCTTTTAGAGTATGTCAATGACTTCTTAGACCAAAGCCCAGAGAACAAAGTAGTTATCTTTGCTACTTTTGTAGACATGTTGGATATGATTGCTCAAAATTTGGGGCCAGACCAATGTCGACTTTACTCAGGTCAATTAGATGCTAAGACTAAAGAGGAGAACAAAGTTGCTTTCAATACAGACCCTAACATTCGCGTTCTTATTAGCTCTGACGCTGGTGGGTATGGAGTTGATTTACCTGCTGCCAACCTTCTTATTAATTATGACCTTCCGTGGAGTTCTGGAGCTGCTATCCAAAGAAACGGACGAATTAAAAGAGCTTCGTCAACTTGGCAAACAATAGTTATTCAAGATATTTTGATTGGTGGTTCTATTGAAGAACGCCAATATGACGCTCTACAACAGAAATCTTCAATTGCAAACGCGATTATTGATGGAGAAGGCATAGACGATAAAGGCGGGGTTCCTTTAAATGTAGGTAGTTTGAAGGCTTTCTTATCTCTTTCAACGGTGTAACCTGCTAAAATTGTGTAATGCCTAACGCACCTAAGACCCCTACACGCACTATTCGTGTGCCAGATGACCTTTGGAAAGCTGTTCAGAAGAAGGCCGCAGAACAAGAAGTCACCGTTACTAGTGTGATTATTGGCGCCTTGCAAGCCTATCTTGACAAGGATTAAATAGAACAATACTGTTGCCCTCAACACTAGGGGGTGTCTATGTCTAATCCAGACATTAAAGAAGTTGAGCAAACGCTTCAACAATACTTAGCTCTTAAAGAACAAGTAGATATGCTTTCTGAAAGACAAGCTGAATTAAAAAAACGTTTAGATGAAGCTACGGTGTCTTACGGAGAAGTAGATAGCAAAGGACATATTGTTCTTGAATTTGGTGATGCAAAACTTGTAAAGCAACGCAAAGTATCTAATCCAATAAATGAAGAAATTGCTATGCGAATTCTTACTGAAAAAGATTTGTTGGATGAGTGTGCTCCAAAAGTACGTAAGTTTGACCAAGATGCCATTATGGCTGCTGTTTACAAAGGTTTTCTTACAGAGAGTGACATTGATGAGATGTTGCCACCAAAAATTTCATACGCATTTATTATTAAAGGATAGTAATGTCAGACGACTTTATTGAATCTTCTTTTGCTGACTTGGATGTTTTCTATCCAGGCAGTAAGAGAAAGCGACGTGAACCAAAAGTCATAGAGACTCGTGAAAGCCAGCTCTGGGACTCCCGTCCGTATCTTAAAACTTTGCCCAACGGCAGAGAGATTGAGATGTTTACGGTAGGTGCACTTGCTAATGCGTTGGGGCGACCATTTATTACTATAAGAAAATGGAATGAGGAAGGGTACCTACCTTCTTCGCCTTATCGTTTACCCACAAAAAAGAACAAAAATGGGGATGACCATAAAGGCAGACGCCTTTATAGCCGAGCCATGATTGAAACGGCTGTAGAACTGTTTGAAAAAGCTGGACTTTTAAACGTCAAGCGTATAGAATGGTCTCTACACCAGAAGCTTGTAAAAGAGCTAGCTGAGGCGTGGACTAACATCCTCGCACAAGAAACTAAAAACCAAGAAACTCAAGGAGATATATAAATGGCAGTTCAATCAACAGATGATTTCGTTCCAACAACGGATGAATTCTCAATCGAAAACACAAATGACGTAGATGCTCGTCCAGAAGCATCAACATCAACTGCAGTCCAAGCAGGCTGGGGCGCAGGCGATGAGATGACTATGAAGTCAAAGGAATTCCCAACTGATTTAAAGTTGAATGAGGAATTTCAAGTAATCAAGTTCCTAGACCAAGATGGTCCATTTGCAATTTATAAGCAGCACTTCCTACAGCAAAAAACTGAAGGCAAGCGTTCATACGTTTGTTTAGGAAATGGTTGCCCACTTTGCGTTAAGTTGAACCATAAGCCAGAGAGCAAGCACGCATTTACTGTTGCTGTTCTTTCAGCTGATTCAGCAACTCGCATGATTCTTACTGCAACACCACGTCTTTACAAGACACTACATGCTGCACATTTCTCACCACAGGGTCCTCTAACAAAGAACTACTGGGCAATTTCTCGCACAGGTAAGATGCAGCAAACTGTTTACTCCCTAAACTCAATAAAGGGTCGTGACCTATCTGAAGATTGGTCAATTGATGAAGCTAAGGTTGAAGCCGTTCTAGCAACACTAGAGGCATATCCACGCTCAGCAATTTATGAAAACTCAGTTTCTGAATTAACTGAAATCGCTAACGACCTAGCTTAACTAACAGATGTAGAAGGGCTAGGACGCCCATCCCCTGTCCTAGCTCTTCTGCTTTTAGGGGACCCATGAATATCATTACAACAAAAAAACAACTTGATGAGATGGTTGCGTACTATCTTACTCAAGATACTTTTGCCTATGACGTAGAAACTGTAGGGCCACAACGAGGTGTGACAGTTGTTAATGAAGTGCTGTGGATTTCTTTATCTACTTATGGTCGTGGTGATGTTATACCTATGGGTCATCCAAATGGTGATTTTGAATCAGAAGTTTTTCCCTTAACAGGTCAAGGTGAAAAAAGAGTTGCAGCGGGCCTTCCTGCACGAGAAAGCGATTATTCACGAGATAAGAAGAAAGCAACAGTTAGTTTTGGTCCACCACCTTCTCAATTATTTCCAGCAGAAGTTTTTAAAACCCTCAAGCCTTTAATGTTTGGTAAAGACCGATTACTCGTTGGCCATAATTTAATTTTTGATTTAACTTCAGTAGCTAAATACTATGAAGGTAAAGTGCCTACAGGCCCCTACTTTGACACAATGATTGCGTCTTTTCTTTATGACAACAAAAACAAAAATAAGTGTGGTTTAGATGATTGTCTTGCTAGAGAGTTTAATTACCACATGGTTAAAGGTGTGGGTAAAGAGGTTGAAAAGTATTCTTTTAATGAGGTTGCCAAGTATGCCTACCTTGACGCAAAGTACACATTTATGCTGTATAAAACTTTGTTAGTAAAACTTGAAGAAGGACAACTTACAAAGGTTATGAACCTTGAAATGGGTGTTCTTGAGGTTTTGTGCGCTATGAAGTTATCAGGCGCACCAATTGATACCGAACAACTTATAGCTCTGCATAATCAATTAGAAGAAGATATTGAAAAAGCACGTTCAGAGATTTATAGAATTGCTGGTCGAGTGTTTAACATCAATTCAAATTCTGATAAGCAAGAGGTTCTCTACGGGAAGAAGGAGGACGGAGGCCAAGGCATTAAGCCAAAGCTTTTAACAACAGGCGGTAAGAAAAAACAAGAAGAGAAAATTCCTTTAGAGGCCACCGATTACTCAGTTGCCGCTGATGCTTTAGAGATGCATAGAGAAACTAATCCATTAGTTAAAGCTATGCTTGAGTATTCAGATTTAAATAAGTTGATGACTACTTATGTAGTTCCTTATTTGGGCGGGGATGTGACTCGTACTAGTAACGGCAAGGTGAAGGTAGAGCACAAAGAAACACTTCTTATTAATGGCAAGATTCATTGTGACTTTGTACAGCATGGTGCAGAAACAGGTCGTTTCTCTAGCCGTAACCCAAACCTACAAAACGTTCCAGCTCCTCACACAGACCACGGTAAGGCTATTCGTAATTTGTTCTACGCTCCACCAGGGTACAAACTTGTTGTGGCTGACTACTCACAAATTGAACCTCGTGTTATTGCCTCCATGTCACAAGACCCAATTATGATGAAGAATTACCTTGAAGGTGGGGACATTTATACAACTGTGGGTGACACTATGGGGGTAGACCGCAAGGCTGGCAAGGTACTTGTATTGGCTATGGCTTACGGCGTAGGCCCCGACAAGATTGCAAGCCAGATTGGATGTACGGTAACTGAGGCAAAGAAGTTACTAAATGACTTTTCAGCTAAGTTTAATTCAGTCAATAAGTATCGTTTGCGTGTTGTAGGTGGCACACGAGCTAAAGGCTATGTTTCTACAATTTTGGGGCGAAGAAGATACCTTCCCGATATTAACTCAAGAGACTTTGGATTTAAGTCCTCTGCTGAGCGTCAGGCGTTTAATACACGCATCCAGGGGTCAGCAGCCGACATTATTAAACTTGCCATGATTCGGGCGCATAAAATGATTCCAGATGAGGCTAGACTCATCCTCACTATTCACGATGAAATTGTGACAGTGGCACCAGATAACATTGCAGAAGAGACTGCAGAAGCTATCAGAGCGGCTATGGAAGGCATTGACCTTCTAAATGTCCCCCTTATTGCTGACGTTAAAATTGTACAGAAGTGGGGCGAAGCTAAATGAGTTGGATGAAGAGGTTCTTTAATCGCGGGGACGGGGATGATTATGAAATCATTAAAAACGAAATCCCATTTAGTACTTTAACCCGCTGGTATCTTTATGATATGAGTATTCCAGATAGTAATGATATTGCTGTAGCCCTTGGACTAAACCCTGTCAGTGATGAAGGGCATGAGAAAGAAGAAGAAGACAGTGAAATCCGTCTTGCTAGCTTAGATACTTTGATTCCTTATCTAGACATCATTAGCGAACTTAACGCCAAGATTATTACAACTTCTCAACTTTATGAGTTAAGCAAAGAAAAAGAAATTGACCAAGAGATGGAAAACGATGTTAAGCTTATGCGAGACCTGTATCACGCAGTAGGTTTCTCAGCACTTGTTTCTGCTTTTTCTTCTGCAATAGAATTAGGTATTGTTTACCCCAACGCAATTAACGTTGGGTCTTTCTTTAAGGAGTACGATGATGAGTAACAACTGGTGGGCACAGAAAATTGGCGCAAATCCTTCAGCGCCTGTTCCGCAGACATATCAACAACAGCTTCCTCCAACAACACCACAGCCTCCGTACTATCCACCTGAAGTAAATCAACAACGATTACCACAGTCAGCAACTACTGCTGCACGCTGTCCTGGATGTGGAAGCGGTAACTATGGCTCTGCAGACCCGTCCGCTCGCGCACGCTGCTATGACTGTGGTTATCCAATTCAGCAATCAGGTTCTGGAATGGGTCGGGGAGTTACCAGTGGTCCTCAAGCATCAGGTCCCGCACAAGCTGCACGACAAGTTGAAACTGGTGGGTTTAACCCAACAACAATTATTGGACATATCTAATGGCAATTAACCCAGAGCTATTAAAGGTAATTAATAAAATTAATAAAAAGATGGGCGCAGATACCATCATTCTTGGAGAAAAAATTCAAAGAACTGTAGGACGTTTTACTACTGGCTCATTGTCATTTGATGTTGCACTTGGTGGTGGATGGCCCGTTAACCAGTGGCATGAATTAATTGGCGAAGAGTCAAACGGTAAGACAGCAGTTGCATTAAAGACCGTAGCAGCTAACCAAGCACGCGACCCAGAGTTTACAACTGTATGGGTTGCAGCAGAAGAGTGGGTTCCATCTTATGCAGAGATGTGCGGTGTTGATTTAGCGCGGGTATATGTTATTTCTACAAATATTATGGAGGAAGCTTATGAAGCGGTTATTGAACTTGTTGAAAGTAAAGTTGTGGATTGTGTCATTATCGATTCCCTTCCTGCCCTTATACCTAGTGCTGAAGACGAAAAAGACATGGACGAATTCACAGTCGGACGAGGAGCGCTCTTAACTAATAAGTTTTTCCGCAAGGTAGGCAAGGCATCTAAGAGAAGCCTTGTGGTTGAGGAGCGACCATTTATTGGTATCTTAATTAATCAATGGCGTGACAAGGTTGGTGTTATGTACGGCGACCCACGCACCACACCTGGTGGTAAAGGCAAGAACTATGCTTTCTTTACACGAGTTGAGGTAAAACGCGATGATTGGATTGAAGAAGGTTCGGGCCAAGAAAAGACTCGTGTAGGACAGACAATCAAGGTGCGTACCTTGAAGAACAAGTCAGCCCCACCATCACAGACAGCCTTCATGGATTTCTATTTTGCTAATGGTGGTTCTATAGACCGTGGTAATTATGATTTTGCCAAAGAAGTTGTTGCTATGGGCATTATTAACAAAGTTATTACCCGAGCAGGTGCTTATTACCGTTACGAGTTTAAGGGCGAGAATCGGCAATGGCAGGGTGCAGATGCTATGCTTAGCTCAATACGGGAAGAGTTAGACTTGAAAGAAGCCCTTGAACGGGATGTGCTGGACTCCATTAAAGCTGGGTCTAAGTTCATAGCCGAAGACTCTGATGAAGAGTGAGGGACAAAGACAGTCCAAGAAGCATGAGGCACGATTAGCAAAAAAGTTTGATGGCAAACCAACAGCAGCCAGCGGAGCTTTTTGGAATCGTAAAGGCGATGTTCGGACTGATGAACTTTTAATAGAACATAAGTGGACGGGCAAAGCTTCCTTTACTGTTAAAGCTGCAGTTCTGGAAAAAATTGTCAACGAAGCAATTCTTGATAGTCGAATGCCTGTACTAGGCGTAAGTCTTAACGAGAATAATTATGTGCTTTTACTTGAGGATGATTTTCTAGAGATGCGCCAAACCCTCATGGAGTGCACTTGTCATACGAAGGTTCAGGTAACGTAGAAGACTGGCGTTACTCCGCTAAATGTCGCGGTATGGATACTGAAATTTGGTACCCACCACGAGACAAAGCCAAATATAAAAATATTGCTGATAAATCCAAAGCTGTCTGTTTTGGACGAGATGGTGCGCCCGAGTGTCCAGTAAGACTTCAGTGTCTTTTGTATTCAGACAAAATGGATGAACAACATGGAATTTGGGGCGGGCTTTCACATCGTGAGAGAAATGCATTGAAGAGAAAAGCTGCTAAGGTAGGGCTTACATTGGAAGAATGGGTAACTAAAAATGGCGTCAAAGGCAAGCGGTCTTAAAGCCACAGGAGCATTAAAAAAATTTGTAGACGCTGGTAAAAAAAATAGCAGAGTAATTGGTTCGGTAGAACGTTTTTATATTGCACAGGAAGCCCCTAGCGATAGGCGTTCAGATGTGCTTCACCCATCTGCAATGGTTAAAAATGATTGGTGCCACCGCGCATCATATTTTCAGCTTTTAGGGTTTCCACCACCGCCCAGTAAATATCGGGCATCACTAAAACAAAAACGAGTATTTCAAACAGGTCATGATATTCACGCAGGTTGGCAAACTATTTTTCATGAGATGGGCAACTTATACGGTATTTATCAGTGCATAGCGTGTGGTGCTAAGGATTGGAATATGGGCGATGTATGTGTCTCCTGTGATAGTCCTAGTCTTCAATATAAAGAAGTACCACTTGTCTATGAACCACTGCGTATTCACGGGCACGCTGATGGCATCTTGCTTAATTTTGGTGAACCTCTCATGCTTGAGATTAAATCTTTGGGCGCAGGAACATTTAGATTTGAAGCCCCAGAGATGACATATGAACATGATGGAAATATTGACAAAATGTGGAAGGCTATGTCAGCCCCATTTATGACGCACATTATGCAGGCTCAGATGTATATGAAGTTAGCCGAGTTGATAGGGCTTCCTTACCAACCACAGGAGGCGTTGTTTTTGTACGAGAACAAAGCAACTCAAGAAGTTAAAGAGTTTGTTGTAGCCAAAAGTGACTTTGGAGTAACCCCAATTTTAGAAGCAACAGCTTTGATTGTGGCTGCAGTTGACAAGCATGAGGCACCTACTTGTAATATAAGCGCTAACGAAGGCTGTTACCAATGCAAGGGGTATGAAAATGATTAAGTTAGTAACTAGCGGTATTAGCGATGACATTATTGACATCCTTGAACGACAAGGTTTGCCAATGCGTCAAACATTGGACATGACAGTTCCTAACTTTCCAGATGATGTGACGTTGTTAGATGACCAGGATTTAATGGTTTTGGCGTCAAAATATATGGAGAATTACAACATGGTTCGCTCACAGGTTTCATGTGCCCAGGTTGCAGAACTTGAGGCAGAGAACGATTACGATTTTTGTGAGGCTCAAGCTTTACTTCGTTTATCCTCAGGTAAGTCCACTGAAAAAGCGGGCCTTCTAAAAGCCTCTGTATTGGTTCAAGAAGACATACAACAGAAGTTAAAGGTAAAGAACTATGCCTATGCCTACCGCAAGCTTTTAGAGACCACACAGGACAACTTAGAGCGTTATTACAACCTTGCTAGTCGTGAGTTAACTCGCCGTACTTCTACTGACCGTATGAGAAACAATAAGTTTGTATCGTAATGCCAAGCCAATCACGTAAACATAGGGGTTATCGAAGCCAGAAAGTACTAGCCATGTACTTAGCTAAGAACGGGTTTCCTTTTGCAGAAAGTGCTGGTGCTGGACGCAGTGGAAGTGATGTTACAGGGACAATAGGTATTGATTGGGAGGTCAAGGCTCGCACAGGATTTAATCCAACAGCTGCTATCAAACAATTAAAGGAACGACACAATGGAAAAGATTTACCAGTCGCGGTCCTACGTCTTAACGGTCAAGGTGAAGCAAACATCGGGGAATGGGTTACGTTACTCAGGCTTGAAGACTTCGTACATTTACTACGAGAAGCAGGATACGGAGATAAATACTGATGCCAAAGTATGATTTTACGTGTCTACCATGTGACACCACAGTTGAGATGCAGATTGGGTTTGATGACGTGCACCGACCTGTATGCGACGTTTGCGGAAATTTTTTAACTAAAGTATGGACTCCACCAGCAGTCCATTTTAGAGGCGGAGGATGGGGCGGAAAATGAGTTTTTTTATTAATGATGAAAAATGGGCAGAAGAACTTCAATCAGGTCTTGAAGAGTACATGATGCATTGTCAAGACAGCATTGATGAAGATGAAGAGTTTGAGACAATATCAGGCCTTTATTACTGTGGATGTAACGTTTGCTACTACCGTGAAACGTTAGCATTTATGGCGCCAAAGATTATTATTGGTGAAAAAGAAGGCAAAATTCAATTAGATGCTTGATTTAAGAGATAAAGATAGACCCCTTCACGTCTGCGCTTGCGGTTCTACATTGTGGAATGTAAAAGCTCAGTTTGAAGAGGGTCAGATATCTTTATACATGTTAGACATGGAGTGCGCCCTTTGTGGCAGCCTAGCCACAGCCCCTACTCCATTAGACGTTTAAACTGACATTACAAGCTCGTGTCCTCATAATTTGGGGGGTAACACTAATCCGAGCATAATGAGGTATAACAATGTCAGAAGCAGTATCAGAAGAAAATATCCTGCGTGTTTCAGCAGGGTCAAATCCACAAGCCGTAGCATCAGCAATTGCCCACAGTATTTATGAGACTCGTGGTTGCAAAATCCGTGCCGTAGGTGCTGGAGCCGTCAATCAAGCCGTCAAAGCAATCGCAATTGCCCGTGGTTATTGCGCCCCTAGAGGCCTAGATTTAAGTTGTATCCCAGGCTTTGCAAGTATTAAAAGCCACGATGGTGACATTTCAGCCATTGTATTTGTTGTAACAGTGACAGGTTAAGCAGTATTTCGCGCCAAAATGCCTTATCTTTAATAAACACCTTTGCAAAGGAAACCAAATGAAATCAGATTCAAAGAAGAACCCAGCACCGATTGCTCCAACATCAGCTGAGCCATCAAATGCCACAGGCTCAAAGCCAAGAATTGCTATGCCTGAAAAGGGCAAGCTTATGAAGAAGAAGAACACAGCAGCTGGCGACCCTTATAAGATGGCTAAGCCATCACGTAAGTTTGTAACAGTTGAACGTGCAGGTGCTCGCTACGGTATCAAGGTTGGCTTCCAAAAGCAGACCTCACCAGAAGCAGGCGCAACACAGGGAAATGGTCGAATCATTTCATCAGCCGTTAACCGCTCACGCCCAAACTTTAATGACGGAATGTCTGAATAATTAAATAAGTAATTGGCCCTCCAAAAAATTGGGGGGCTTTTTACATTGTGTCTTGATTGCGTGATTTGCCTAACTGTGATTAAATACCTGTGTGAAGAACCTTATGTACTCCAATAGAAAAAACTATTGTCTTTTGGGTATATGGATTGAAGAACAAAAAGAACCATTAAAAAGCGAAATTATTGAGCTTTTAGATAGTGGGGCTTCAACTGCTAGCCTGCATAGATTTTTTAACCAGAAGTTTGAAGACTTAAATTGCGGACTTACCGCATTTAAAAGCCACAGAAAAAAATGGTGCCCATGTCGATAAAAGATGATTTTAATGAGTTTGTTTCAGCTGGAAAAGAAGGCTCAGACAACATTGCAAAAGATATTCCAGAAAGTTGGCGTCCTCGTTCTGAAATTGGTAGCGACGGTGGTTTTGTTATTTCAACTCCTGTTGTTGGAGAAAACATTCCAGGTGCACGAGATGCACTGATAGAAGCAGGGCTCAATCCAGATGAGTGGCAAGTTGTTAATATGCGTCAAGGACGTTGGCAACGTTGGGATGAAGCGTGGCTTACGTCTATTCGACTTAACATTGTTCCTGCTCGCGGTTACGCAGGTAAAGATTATGACGCAGAAAAACTTATTGAATCAATGGTTAATTGGCGCCCAGATAAATCTGTAGATTTTGAGGGAGACCTCACCGCTGTCTACAGCCTTGGAGATACTCAGTACGGTAAAGATGACACGCCAGCAATTGTTGACCGTGTACTTCGTACATTTAGCGAAGCGGTTGCTCATCACGAGTTCCTACAGAAAAAGTACAAAATTGGGCAGATTGCACTGCCACAGCTTGGTGATTGCATCGAAGGTATGACAAGTCAAAAAGGTAAAGTTATGGGGCGCCACGATATTGGTGTTGCACAACAGGTACAGGTTGGTCGCCGCATCCTTATGAATCAAATTAAAGCAATGGCACCGTTGGCAGGAAAAATTATTGTTCCCGTGGTTCCAGGTAACCACGATGAGGTACAGCGTTTTCTAGTTTCACGACCAGAAGACTCATGGCAGATTGAGATTGTACGCGCTGTTGAAGATGCCTGTTTAGAGAATGATTTTCTTAAAGACAGAGTTGATTTCAGATACCCAGCAAAAGATGACAGCACATTAGCGGTCAACTTGAGCGGTACGTTGTACGGAATGGCTCACGGTCATCAGGCACGAGATATGGTCAAATGGTGGTCAGGTCAGGTAATGGGTCGTTGTTCTGTAGCAAATGCAGACATACTCAACGTTGGTCACCTTCACCATTACGATGTTCAAAGCGTAGGTACTCGTCTATTTATTCAAAACCCTGCAATGGATAACGGTTCAGCTTGGTTTAGAGATAAATCGGGCCTTGAATCCCACCCTGGAATTACATCTTTAGTAGTTGGTGCAGGCTTTGATGCTCGTCGTGAGTTAGTAGTACTAGGTGGGTTTCGTT